CGGCATGTGTTGATAATAGACGGAGTTGCGGTCATAGGAGTGAATGGATGGAACCATGTAGGTAACACCCTTACTTTGGAAAATCTAATGGAAGCAGCCGCTAGACATGATGATATAACATATCTCCATAAGTCTATAGGAAAGCTTCAAAAACATCTAGATGTAAAGAAAGTCATCGTTATGACTAGCGGTGTACCTAGTGAAGAATTATATTTCGGTGAGGCACCTGAGATAGTAGAAGACCAAATACCCTTATGTGCTGTTTTAGGAAGTGATACTGAACACAAAGTAACACATTGGGTATTTGGTACTTACGATAAAACTGCTGATACCTACTTAAATAACATAAACTTTGTCAACAATCCTTATATAAAAGGTTCGCCCTATTGGGCAAAACGCCTGACCCTATCAGTTTAATTCTGCCTCAACCTTCACTTGCAGAGGATAACCTTGGGCACGCGCATCTAGTGTAACTTCCATACCACGTTGTTCTGCGATCTCAAAGGGTAGAATTGCCACTACTGCACTACCATTTGAATGAACATCATGGGTAATCTGCGTAGCAGTATCCGGATTGTAATCAAAATATTCTACTAGAGAAGATGTGACAAAATCCATAGCAGTATATTCATCATTGAGGTAAATTACCTTGAACAGCGGCGGTTCTTTGAGGGCAAGATTGGGCTTAATCTTACTAATTGGATCGGCGTTAGACATTTTACTGTTCCTTAATAAATGTGCTTGTAGTCAGAATGACTACAAGCACTATTAGTATTTATATCACTTGTGATGCTTTATAGCAATCGTTTTGGGTCTTTGTTCAATAGGAACTTCACGAACCAAATAGATATTCAGAATACCTAATTCAAGATCCGCTGACTTGATTTCAACATGGTCAGCAAGCTTGAACTCTCTGCGGAAGTTTCGTTGGCTCAGTCCACGATGAATGAAGTTAATTCCTTCGTTATCATCAACAGCCGGCGAAGTCCCCTCAACAATAAGGAAATTCTTATCCTTAGTCACTGAGAGGTTATCTGAACCAAATCCGGCTACGGCAAGCTGAACGCTATATTCGTCGTCGTTAATTTGAATCACATTATAAGGGGGATAATTGTCTCTTTGTTGAGACGAGACTCGCTCAAGTTCATTAAAAATGTTATCAAATCCGACACTGAACTTATGAATTGCCGGAATGTCTAGGGCACGAAGGGTTAGTTGATTAGTCATGTTTTATCTCCTCTGTTAATAAGCAAGACTATGATGTAGACCTCTATGAGCATCTACAACATTATTTATTATATACGATTGCGTAAAAAAATAAAGTATTTTGGGTTATGTTATTACTTTTGGATGATCAACCATATCAGCATCAATGATCAACTCTGTGATGCCTTTTTCTTTGTATTTCCTGATATGAAACATGTGATGCATCAATACCCGTTCCACTTCAGTATGTAAACCTCTAGCACCGGTATTTAAATCTATGCATTTCTGAGCAATCCTCATGATAGCGTCATCAGTGAACGATAGTTCTATACCATCTAGCATGAATAGATATGTATATTGGGCGATGAAGTTGTTTTTAACATCAGTTAATATAGAAACGAGTTCATCTAGTGTTAGGTCTGCGAGGGTGATCGTAGTCGTAAATCTACCGATAAATTCAGGAATCATTCCAAACTTAGTTAGGTCGTCTGGTACAACTGATGCTAGGTCGCTGGTATCATTCTTATACTTTATTTCGGCACCAAATCCAATAGATGACCCCTTAGTCCTACTCTTGATGATGTTGTCAAGTCCCACAAAGGCTCCTCCTGCAATGAATAGGATATTCTTCGTGTCAACTTCAATCATATCACCTTGGGGATGTTTTCTCTTTCCTGCAGGACTTACCCGGCATCTAGTACCCTCTACTAACTTGAGTAATGCCTGTTGCACCCCTTCTCCAGACACATCACGGGTGATTGAACTACTCTCGCTCTTGCGAGATATCTTATCTACTTCATCAATAAAGACGATTCCTTGTTCAGCCAGTTTGACATCGTTGTTTGCCATAGACAGTAGCATAGATATCATTCCCTCCACATCTTCACCTACATATCCTGCTTCGGTGAGGCTCGTGGCATCTGCTACCACGAAAGGAACATTGAGATATTTTGCTACTGACCTAGCGAGCAGAGTTTTACCGGAACCAGTTGGACCGATAAGGAGAACATTTCCTTTCTGGATCTCTAGGTCGGAGGGAGTATTGTTGATACGCTTGTAGTGATTAGAAATAGCGACTGCTAGGACCTCTTTAGCGCCATCCTGTCCTATGACATGCTTATCTAGATGTTCTTTGATGCTGTATGCGTCAAATTCCTTTAAGTTAGGTGCAGGAATCTGATCAGTTTTCTTGCCTTCAACTATCAATTGGTTGCATAAATCCACGCAACTGCTACAGATTGCCGCGTCTTCGCTCACTATCAGTTTAGTGACAGCATCCTTATGGTTCCCGCAAAAAGAGCAATGATGTAAAGTACTGTCTACCATAATACTACTTATTCTATACTAGAATATAAATTAAGTATTGTTTTTGCTTAAATAGTTTTCTATCTGTGCCTTCTCGTTCTCAGATAGCAACTCTACATCATATTCTCCGATCTCTATTTTCTTGACTAGATGCTTTATGTATTCCTCATCATATATATATGAATCTGAAAAATCTTTATTGATCTCCATCCATCTAGTACCGTCAAACTTATAAACGCGATTAGGCAATACATCTACCCTCACGAAGATATCACCCTTGGCAGCGAACTGTGGGAAAGAAGATCCAAAGTTAGCATTACTTTTTCCTTCGATCGGACGAGCCGCAAACATTTCTGGATGCATCATAGCAAGTGCTTGTTTACGCACTGACTTGCCCTTGAACTCTACATAATCTTCACCGATCTGATTGAGCGTGACCCCTTCAGTTTTTATTACTTCGTTTCTTTGTTCAACTTGATCTTCAGGTTGTTCCAATAATACATCTGGTTCATCTGCGATGGGAGGATGTTCTTCAGGTACATCTTCTCGTATTTCTCCATCCAGATTAATATCATCTGTCTGTATAGTTTTAACATCTTCTACCTCCTCAGGGTTTTGTACTTCAATAGGGTTATAGGATTCTAGATTGATATCGGGATCTACCGTTCCTCTGGACTTCATGAATGTTTTTGAGAAATCATTTTTCTCAAAATATTCAGACCATATCTGATTATCACCTTCAAATTTTTCGTCAGGATAAGGTGCGAAGGCTGTAGACAATTCCTCTTTGAAACCGTCTAGGTTTTCCGTATCCTCAATAGTTTTTTCTGCTGTAGCCTCAATAGTTTTTTCTGCTTTCTCGTCTTCATCCATCCAACCATATGTGGTCGTAGCCGCAATGACGAGCGTGAGTGCCAGTGGATCAAACACGAACACGATAAGAATGATGACCCATCTTACCGCCCGTTCCAGTAGATCAGCACTAGGGTTGTCACCATAGATCAACGCTGCTATATATTTGATCGGTCCAACATCTGCTTCTACCTTGCGAATCTGGGCACGGATAGGTCCGGCCTGCTCATTGAGTTGGCTGATTGATGTCTGGTTAAGTTCAATCTCTTTGCTGAGTCTGGCCCGTTCTTTTGCTTGTGATTTGCGGATAGAAGCAGACTTCTCAGCACCGTTGACATCGGTTGAGCGGCCCATCACCTGATCAACTGCGGTATCTAATTGCTGTAGTGACTTACGATCTTCCGCTATAGTCTCTTTTGCTGTCTGTATCTTTGTGTCATATACAGCGACCTTTGCTGTAACATCGCCGCTCACTAATGCCTGATCACTGTGCGCTTTTGCCAAATATCCATATGTGCCCATTGCTGTAATCAACATTAGGATAATAACAGCAGGAACCAGATATACTTTTAGTTGCCATCCTGCTCTATTCCAATATTTATGTAACCAAACAACGGCAGTAACTTTGCCTAATTCTAGTGCCCCTCCCATAACCATAACTGACCAAGATGCAGCCGAAAAAATATTTATAAGGCCGGTAACAGAATAGAATGCACTAACTCCGGAGATTAAAAATGCTACCATAAAAACCAATATATTAAAAAACATCTGGCTTCCTCCAGCAGTTGCTAAAGTGCCATCTATTCATTGCTCCGGACGGTCCGATTTTATTACAATGCGGACACTGTACTGATGGATTATTACAAGGTCTACCTTTTTGAGACATTCTTATTTTTTCTCTTTTTTGTTCTGAACATGGACCAGTAGAGACTCCCAATCTAACAGCACTCATAGAGGTTCGATGCTTAGTACTTTTAGGTACCCCAGTAAGTGCAATAGATATTTTTTCACCGAATCCTTCTGGCTTTGGCCTTCGCAACTTTTTAAGTATTTCTGGATCCTTGGTTTTTTTTTGGTTCGATAGACGAAGATTTTTTAATCCTTCTTCACTTCTTTTAATACCTTTGAGTTTTGCAATACGCTTTTGCTTTAGATCATTTGGTTCAATCCTACCAGAGGTGGTGAATTTACCATCCCCGTTATGACGATTGAAACTCATGGGATCATTTTTTGCATCTAGATCAACTAAGTATTTTGTTTCTAGTGCAATCATTTCTAACGGATTTCCAGTAGAAATAATGTCTCTTCGCCATTCTTCAGGTGAAGATACAATCATAGGCTTGACTTCCCTACTAGAACAGCAATATCCATCATTAGGATGACATCCGGATTTAGTCCGAGATCCTATATACCATTTTCCAGTAGGTATGTGAGTCCATTTATATACATATGCTAAAGTCATTAAGTATTTAGCGTTACCTTTGCATATAAATCTGTTATCTTA